ATGAAGTATATATATTTAATAAGACATTCGAGTCCTTTCGTAGAAATAGAAAATTATAATGATTATAAAAATGTTTTATGGGATGAATATAATAAAAACATGATATTATCTGTTGAAGGAGAAGAAAAGGCTAAAAAATTATGTGATATAAAAGAATTAAAAAACATTAAAAACATATATTCGAGTAATTCATTTAGAGCAATTGGAACAGCTAAGTATTTAAGTGAATTAAATAATACTAAAATTAAATTAGATGATCGAATAAATGAAAGAAATTTAGGGGTTAAATATATAAGTGATCTTCCTGATGATTATATAAAACATTCATTTAACGATAAAAATTTTAAGGTTTATGATGGAGAAACGCTAAATGATGTGGATTCCAGATTTAATGATTTTATAAAAAATATTTTAAAAGAAAATGATAAGACTATTCTTGTTATTCATGGTATTATTTTATTATCTTTTTTACAAAATAATTGCGAATTTGAATATAATGAAAATAAAATATTAGTAAAACATAATAATGAAGTTATAATTGAAGGAAATCCTAAAAGCCCTGGAGTATATAAAGTTGTATACAATGATAATAATAAAATTATACAAATCAGTAATATTAATTAAAAGTTATGATTAAAACAATATTTGATTTTAAACATGGAATATATAATGATAATATATGAAAAATTAATCTGACGGGTTTATAGGCTTAGATTAAACTGAATATTGAAAAAGGTAATTTTAATTTAGTATATGTATGGGAAATCTTAATTTGCAAAATATACTTTTAAATAAATCAAAAAATAGTAACGGTTAATACAAGTCCAACTATAGAAAGGATAATTGATATTGAATAAAAAAAATTAATTAATGAAAAGACCATAATATCATTAACACCCTTCTTCGCAATAACGCACAAAAAAAATCAACTATTACTAGTTGACTTAATCATTAACGCCGCATTGGTGCGACGATTTTATCTTATGGAGCAGGTGATGGGTAACATCATTTCTCATTTTGCCCTTATTATTACTTAACTTTTCAATTTTTTACCACTGAAATTTCCATTAAAAATATTTATCGGTAGTTTTTGCTATCTCCTTTCTAATATTATTTTCTAAATGACCATACTTGTTTACTGTTGTGGAATAATTGGTGTGACCGATTCTTCTTGAAATATGATATAATTCCCAACCCTCGCTCATCATTAATGCGACATATGTATGTCTTAAATCATATAATCTTATTTTTGAAACTCCTGCCTCTTTTGAGAAACGATAAAATTGTTTTCTTAAACTTGAATCTGAGTATGGCTTATTTGTGTTATAATTATAAAATATTATATCGTTAATATTAATTTGCTGCTCTATAAGATATCGCTTGTATTTAAATAATTCCTCTATTAACAAATTACTAACATCAACAATTCTATCTGAACTGTAGTTTTTAGTGTTTGATAAAAAATCTTTAGATTTGTTATTATAATTAATCGAGTGTGATATTCTGATAGTCGAGTGTTCTTCGTTTATAGAACTCCAAGTTAAAGCTCTGGATTCTCCAATTCTATCACCTAAATGCAATTCGATTAATACTAATATTCTTATGCGATATGCTAAGTCGCCTTTTTGATTTGCCATATATTTCATAAATCTTTTAAATTCTTCAACAGTCCAATATTTCATTTCTACTTTTGCGACTTTAATACTTTTAATTCCTAAAGTTGGCTTTTTGTTAATCAGATCTTTTTCTTCATAACACCAATTAATAAATGCTTTTAATAATTTTAATATTTCGTTTTTTGTTTTATCAGAAGCAATAACTTGATTCATAAAATCAATGATATTTTCTTTAACCATTTTGTCAATTCTAAAATTTTCTAAATCTTTTAAATAGCAATTATATATTACATTTTTCTTTTTTAATGTATTATAAGACAGTTTTGATATTTCCTTACAGTGATATATATATTCATTCCATAAATCTTTGAAAAGATAAGAATTATTTGATTGTTCTATTTTTTTAATATTTAATTCCAGTTTTGCTTTATAATCTCTAGCAACTTTGATGTCATATATTTTCTGACTATTTATTTTAGATATAGTGGTGCTATCATGCCTTATTACATAGTTCCCATTTTTACTATGCCTGTATATGTTTGCATATCTTGTTTTTTCATATATTTTATTCATTTCTTATTCTCCTTTCTTGATTTTAATTTTTTAATTTAGTATAATCGTGTATAGAAAAACATTTAAGAAACTCAATTCTATTAGCGTGGATATTGATATTTAAAGTTTTTCTAATTTGTAGTACCTGTTGGCGCAGGTGCTATTTTTTATTTTAAATTATCTTTAATGTATTTAATATATCTATCTGCTTCATCTTCATAACCATTTCTATTAAATTCTAACATTGTTTTATCCTGGTCTAAATGTGAAAGTTCTATATGAGCAAGTTCGTGTAGTATTGACTTTCTTTTTTTATAATAGGATAGGTTAGAATTAATAATTATGTTGTATATACCTTTGTGGTTGAAAACGAATCCATTTATACCTTTGCTTAAACTAACATAAGTAACGTTAGCATTGTAATAATTTAATAACTCTTGTTGAGTTATACTCCCTTTTAATAAATCTTTTATCATACTTAATACCTCTTTATTCTTTATATTTATATTAAGTACCTGTACTAGCATACTTATTATTTTAATTCATCTAATACTTCTCCAGTATTATCATCTATAATTAAGATTTTTCTATTTTGCTGTTTTGACAAATATAATTTATATATTTTAGAACATACTTCACAATCTGCTAAAGCTCTGTGAGAAATATTATCTAGTCCTAAATAATTTTTTAGTGTTTCTAATTTGTAATTTTCTATATTATCACTTGGAATTATTCTTTTTGCTAGTGTAACAGTGTCTATTATCTTGTTATCACATAGTTTAATATTATTTCTATAACATTCACATGCTAGCATTTTTATATCAAATGGAGCGTTATGTGCTACTAAAGTATAATCTTCAATAAATTCAAAAAACTTTGGAAGAACATAGTTTATTGTTGGCTGTGAATTTAAATCTTGCTGTTTTATACCAGTTAATGATGTTATAAATGGATCTATTTCTTGATTTGGATTAACTAGCATTGAAAATCTATCAACTTCTTTATTATTTATAAATTTTATAGCGGATAATTCAATAATCTTATCAATTTCAGGTTCTAAACCTGTGGTTTCAGTATCAAACACTATATAATCATTAACAATTTTATTTGTTTTTCTACTTGAATAGGATGTTGAATATGCTTCGTAAGGAACAGCATTGGCATATGGATTATTAGCTACAGTATAACTTGATGTAACTGAAATATTTTTTGTTACATAATTAGAATTTAAACTTGTCGCCATTTTTTTTGAATTTTGTTTTCCTAAATTCATTATGAGTAAAATGATTATATCTACAAACCATCCAAGACCGAATAAACCAAAAGTAAATAAGTACAAAAAACCTCTTTTGATATTTCCACAATAGAAATGATGGATTCCTATAAAGCCGAGCATTATACAGAGAATCAGTGTTGTTAGTTTATCTTTTTTGCTAAAACAATCCATTATTCACCATCCAACTCCTTATCAATTTCTCGTTTTCTTTTTTCTATAATGAACTTAATAGTTTCTTTATCATCTTCAGTTAATATATCTTTGTTTTTATCAAACAAAACATCTAATTCATCTGGATTCCCTTGTACGTCTAATATTTTGTAGTTAACTTTATTATCTTTTAAATAATCAAAGAGTAAATTTGTTTTTGATTCAGGAACTCCAACTTCGATGTTAACGTTGTATTCTCTATCTTTATCAGTATAAGGATCATCTATATCTAAACCATTAAGTAAGATTTCATTTTTATCAGTAATATCATCATACGCTAGATAGTCCATTGAACAGTGCATATATTTTGATAATTTTCTAATCGTTGACATTCTTGAATTATCTGCACTTTGTTTATCATAAAAATCTCTTAATGTCGTGTAGGGTATTCCAGCTTGTAAAGCAAATTGTTTTAAATTTGGAATGTTGTTCTCTACAATAAATTTATCTATTTTTTCATTAAATGTCATTTTTATTCTCTCCTTTCACACTAATTATAAAACAAAAAAATGTAAATGTAAATACGAAAAAAACGAACTTTCGTATTTTTTTATTGAAATTATATTGACAAATACGAAATAGCGTACTATACTTGAAATATCAATACGAACTTCCGTATCGATAGAAAGGAGTAAGAATGTATCCAAATTTAAATGCAGAAATGAGTAGATTCAATATTACTCAAAAAGATATATCTTCTGTACTTTCAATAGGGCCAGCAACATTAAGTGAAAAGATGACTGGCAAGAAAGACTTTAAATTAAAAGAATGTAAAAAAATTAAAGATATGTTTTTTAAAAATTATACGATTGATTATCTTTTTTCAGAATTAGTAATTGAATTGAAAAACGAAGAAAAAGGAGAATAATAAGGGGGAATAAATGATATTTAAAATTATAGTGAGTATATTAATTGCAATATATTACTTAATATTTATTTTCAATGAAAGAAAAAAAGATAATGATAGAGAAACTATTAAAATTTTATCAATATCTTTAATCATAGCATACATTATTTTTCTTTTATTGATTTGGATAGTTGTTTAATTAATGGCTGTAAAGTATCAAGTCTTTTCTGCGGATTCCATTCTTTGGTTGATGCGAATATTTCGTTAAAAGTTTCGGTGCTAATATTTGGAAAATATAATAACAATTTTTGAGCAGATTTTTGAAAATTATATTTTTCTTTTAAAGACATTCCAGCTTCTGAATAAATACTTCCAGTAGAGTCAAGAAACTCATTTATTGCATCTAAACGATTTTGGTTATAAATATCTTGCGATTTTAGTTTGACATCTTTTTTATAGTTTATATAAGCATTTATTGATTGAGGAATAATTGCAGATGCAGCAGCTATGATAGCAACCCAAATAGTATCAGACATTAAAAACCTCCTTTCAAAAACATTGTAAAGGAGAATAAGAAAAATATCAATATCCACGCTGAAATAAAAAGAAAGGAGTTGAGAATATGGAATTTTATGATTCAAAAGAGATTATCAAGTTAACTGGGTTGGGAAAATCAGCAAGTTATAAACTAATTGAAGAATTAAATACAAGACTTAAAAGAGAATATCCAGGAACGATAATTATAAGAGCAAAAGTTCCTAAATGGTACTTCGAGAAAAAAATATTAATTAAAGAACCAGAAAGGAGCGATTAAATGCACATAAAAAAAGAAGAACCAATCGTTAAAAGTTCTTCACTAAAATTATACCAAAAAGTGAAGAATAAATCAATTCAGAGGGGTTAAATCTATAAAAATATATATTTGAAAGGAAAAATTAAACATGAAAAAAATAGATGAACCAGAATTTATAGTAAGTTCAGAAGAACTAAGAAAAAATAGAGAAAGAGCATTATTAAGAGATGAGCAAATAAAAGAAGAAAAAGATGAGAAAAACACATTAATAACTCTTTTAATATTAGGAGCAATAATAGTTATTTTAATAATAAAAATATTAGTTGCTATGAGCGATAGAGCAGTTGAGAGTTGTATTAATGGTGGCAATAGTGAATCTTTCTGCAATGCTCATTTAAGAGGTTAATATGAGCAATAATAGTGAAGTACAAAGCTTCAGTATATACAAAGAATATTATGATTTGATTACATTGCTTTCAAAACAAGAAAGAGCTGAATTATTATTAGCAATCTCAGAGTATATGTTTGAAGATGTGGAGCCTGAATTAAATGATAATCAAATGAAGATTTTCAGTAACTTAAAAAGACCATTAGACAAGTCTAAGAACAAGAGTAAAAATAGTACAAAACAAAATCAAAATGAAAACAAAACAAAAACAAAACAAAATCAAAATGAAAACAAAACAAAAACAAATCAAAAACAAAATGAAAACAAAACAAAAACAAATCAAAAACAAAATGAAAACAAAACAAAAACACATCAAGATGTTAATGTTAATGTTGTTGTTAATAATACTCTTAATAAAAATAAAAAAAATATTATATCTAAAGAAAGCAATATTAATGAAGATAGTAATAGAGATAGAGGTGTGGAGGAAGAGGAAGAGAAAGAAACATCTCTAGATTCGATTTTAGATTTTGTTGAAAAAAATTATGGAAGAAGTTTAACACCTTATGAATTTGAAGAAGTGAGCAACTTAGTAGAAACTTATTCAGAACCAATTATTTTAAAAGCCTATAAGATTGCATTTGAGCAAGGGCACAACAAACTGAGTTACATTAAAGGCATTCTTAGTACTTGGAAAGATTGCGGATTAGATACTTTAGAAAAAATTGAAGAAGATTTGAAAAAGGGTAAAAGGTCTGCTAGTGAAAGAAAACTAGATGCAGTATTTGCAAGAGCAAGAGCAAGGATGGGTGAAGAAAATGAATAGAGCACAAGTTGAAAAGTTATTAAAAATAATCAAAAGTTTCTATCCTTACTTCTCCATAACTGAAGATGTAATTGAGAATTGGTCCAGCAAATTGAAAGACTACGAGTTTAACGAAGTCTTAGAAGAGTTTGATAACTATGTTAATTCTGGAGATAAGGAAACACCTACACTGAGCATTCTTATTTATCCGCTCAAAACATTTACTCAAAAAGAGGAAGCAAACATTCAGGGACTATATGTATGCTCAAATTGTGGCAAGAAGTTTAAATCAATGGAAGAAGCAGATAAGTGTTATGAGAGAGATTTAGATCTACGATATATCAAAAAAATGAGCAGTAAGTTAGGATTTAATCCTTCGGAGATATTTGGAGATTTAAGAGCTGTAACATTGGAAACTATAAATGAAAGATATCCTAGTTTTGTTAAAAAAATAGTCACAGAAGAAAAGCAAAAAAGCATTCTAACTCAAAAAGAAAAAGAAGGAATAAATCTTTATTGGAAACACGTAATAGCAGGTGCCGAATGAAAACAAGTGAAGAAGAATTGAAATTATTCGATATGTATTTAGATAGTTTGTACATCAAAAGAAAAATCGATAGAAATCGAATAATTGGATTATACAAAAGATTATTCAAGAAAAAGAAAAATTTAAATGATTTTGAAACCGACCTTGAAAAATTAGGTTGGGATGAGATAACGATTAAAAACATAACGGATTATGTAGCCGTTTGGAATATTAGAAAGGATGAAAATATAAAATTATGCAAGAACAAAAAGAAAAACTAAACATATATCAAAAAATTCAAAAAATTAAATTAGAAATATCAAATAAGAAATTAACTAAAAGTGGAGAAAATAAATATGCGGGATTTAAATATTACGAATTACAAGATTTTTTACCAACTGTCGTAGAACTATGTGAAAAAAATAAATTATTCACGAAGTTTGAATTAGGTTCAGATAAAGCAGTTCTAAAGATAATTAACACTGAGAATCTAGAGGAAGAAATTACTTATACAATGCCAACAGCTGATTTAGAACTAAAGGGTGCGAACAAGATTCAATCAATTGGTGGAGTTCAAACTTATTTAAGAAGATACTTATACATGAATGCGTTTGATATTGTTGAATCTGATACGTTAGACAGTGGATATATTGAAGTTGAGTTGCCTATATCAAAAGAAACTGATAAAGACAAACAAAATGAAAATAAAGAATTAATCATTCAGTACAAAGATTTACTATTTCAAACTAATACATTAGAAGAAAAAATAATAGAGTATTTCAAAGTTGAAAACTTTATAGACATGACACAAAGGCAATTAAAAGAAGCTATTGAAATTTTAAAGAAAAAACCAATAGTAAATCATAAAAAAGAAGGAGATATATTTTAAAATGGAAGAACAAAAATTAGAATTAAAAGTTGAAAATTTAACATTAGGAGAATTAACTACTAATGCACTAAAAATTAAAGAAGAAATAAAAAATAAGTTAGAAGAATATAAAGCTGAGAATTATGATATTAATTCTATTGACAAAGCAAAAGAAGATAAAGCTATGCTTAATAGAACTGCTAAAAAGTTAAATGATGAAAGAATTAAATTAGAAAAAGAATTTATGAAACCATTTGATGAATTTAAAGTAGTTGTAAAAGAAATTACTGAAATGATAAAAGATTCATCAAGTAAAATTGATGAAATAGTTAAAGAAGTTGAAAATAAAGATAAAGAAGAAAAAAAGAAAGCAATTCTAGTAATCTTTGAAAGTGAAGTAAAAGAATTAAAAGACGTTCTTAAATTTGAAAAAGTATTCGATGAAAGATACTTAAATAAAACCTTTAAAATCGAAGATGTAGAAAAAGATTTAATAAGCAAATTAGACAAAATAAGAAACGATTTAATTACAATAAGTGAATTACACAGTAAATATGAAATTGAGCTTAAAAATGACTATTTAAACAACTTCGATTTAGGGATGGTTATCAGAAAGAATAGTGAGTTAACTCAAAGAGAAGAAGCTTTAAAAAATCAAGTAGAAGAAACTAAAAAAGTAATTGAAGAACAAAAAGAAGAAAAAATGCAAGAAATGGCTGAAACAATAATAGAAATAAAAGAAGAAGAACCAGTTCTAACATTTACATTAAAGATAACTGGTAAAAAGAATCAGTTACTTGCATTAAGAAAATTCATTGAAACTAATGGTATGAGTTATGAAAAGGTGGCTTAGATGGATATAGATTCTAGTTTAAAAAAAGACATTGAAAAAATAGTAGATTATGAAATAGAAACTATGACTTTAGAAGAAGATGATGTTATTGGCATATTAGAAGATTTAGTTAGTAATTATCACATTTTGGAAAAAAAATTTGAAGATTATAAAAAAGATATTGAAGACAACTATAAACCTATATCAATTGCAGAGCAAGTTGGTATTAGCGATAGAGATTTTATTTAGGAGGAAAATAATGAATAAAATGATAGAAAAATTTAAAAATGAAGATATAGCAGTACATTGCAATACTCAAAAAGAATACGATGAGCTAATGAAATTACTAGAAAAATATGATTTTAGATGGAGAAGCGGAGGAAAGTCGACTTGTTTTAATGCTTTTGAAGTATACAAAAGCAAGACTTATATAGATGTTGGCCTACACAATATCATGCCAGGCCTAGGATATGCTGATAAATATTATTATGTAATAAAAAAATATGAACTTATAGAATGCAAAGACTTTATAAAACAAGTTAATGCTGAAGAAAGAACTAGTATCAAAGCATTTAATTCAATATTTAAATCTTTGTGTGAATCAGATACCGAGAAAGAACAAGTAGAAAATGAATTTGAACAAATAGAAATAAAACAAGAAAATACTGTAAATGGCAATTTAATTAATTATGTAATTATAAATGGCCAAAAGTGTCGCTTATCATTAATTCAATATGAAATTATAAAAAAATTAAACAGCATTTTAGATTACATCAAGGATAACGAAGACTAATGATAGGTAAACCTCAAGAAATATCTCAATACTTGTGGCAACTTGATCCAAATAAAGAATATGAAATAAAAGAACATAAGAATAAAAGGTCTTTAGATGCTAATGGTTACTGCTGGGTTTTATGCAAAAAGATAGCTGATAAACTTCATATTACAAAAGAAGAAGTATATAGGAAAAACATAAAAGAAATGGGTAAATATGAAATCATTCCTATTAGAAATGAAGCAGTAAGTACATTTATAAATGCGTGGACATGTAAGGGAATAGGCTGGATATGTGAATCCTTGTCAAAATCAAAGCTCGATGGATTTACTAATTTAATCGCTTACTATGGAAGTTCGGTTTATGACTCAAAAGAAATGGCTTTATTGTTAGATAGTATCGTACAAGAAGCTCAAGCCTTAGATATAGATACACTTACACCAGATGAAATAGCAAACCTTAAAAATTTGGAGGAAATATATGGAAACTAAAAATTATATATTCGAACCAACTTGTTTAGAAACTAAAATTGATTCTTATAATCAAATAGACACAAAGCAAAGGCAAGAACAAGTTTTAGAAGTGCTTGGTAATGAAAAACTCACTGCAAAAGAAATAGCCGTTAAAATGTATGAAAAAGGCTATACAACGAACGATGAAAGAAACAATTCAGCACCTAGAATAAATGAACTAATGAATTTAGATTTAATTGAAGTGTGTGGTAAAAAAACTTGTGAATATACAGGTAAGACTGTAGCGGTATTTAAAAAGAAATCTCTTGATTATAAACAAAAATATGAAGAACTATCTAGTGCATATGAAAACCTAAAGAATATTGAAGCATTTACAAGAACTAGAATAAAAGAATTAAAAAAAGAAAATGAATCTTTAAGAAAGGAACTAAATAAAAGATTATGAATAAAGTGATTTTAGTCGGAAGATTAACAAAAAATCCGGAATTAAAAAAAATAAATGAAACTACAGTTACAAATTTTAATATTGCTGTTAACAGAAATTTCAAAAATAAAGATGGTCAATACGATGCAGATTTTATAAATTGCATAGCATTTCATGGAACAGGAGAATTTATCAATAAATACTTTTTAAAAGGTCAAATGATTGCTGTTTCTGGAAGAATACAAACTAGAAATTATGATGACAAAGATGGAAATAAAAGATTTGTAAGCGAAGTAGTTGTAGATAATGCTGAATTTACTGGTGATAGTAAAAAGGAAACAACCGAAACTAGTAATTCAGATAATTCTGTTTTAAACGAAGTACCACAAAATTACAAAACTGAATATAGCAACGAGGGAATACATCTCAATGATGATGATTTGCCCTTCTAGGCTAAAGAAAGAAAGGAATTAAAACTATGAAAATTTTTTACAAAAAAGATTTTTATGGGGTTTTGGAAGAAAAAAATAAATTAAAAAAAGAGTTTGAAAATTACAAAGCTGAGCATAAACAAGCTATGAGTAGTTTGAATAGCAAATACATAGAGCAGTTAAAAGAAATCAACATTTTGAATAATCAACTTTCGGATAAAGAAAAAATATTAAAAGAAAAAGAAGAGTTAGAAACTAAATTAAAAAGCGCTAATACTTCAAAAGGTGGACTTACTAAAGAAATTAATAAATTAAGAAATCAAGTTAAAGTACTTACAGGTCAAATAAAAGAGAAAGATATACTTTTAAGTAAAAGATATATTCTCAAAAAGTTAAGTCCAGGAAGAACTCCAAATACTATTAAAACTAGTATCAGAAGTAGTGCTAATGAAAGCAGAGCAATTAAATATGTCAAAGAAAATCTATGAACCATATTTAGATTTATTACGTGCTATATGCAATAGTGATCCGGACGAGATGAAAAGAAAAAGTGTAATAGCAGTTTATGATGTGTTAGACAATGAAAAATTGATAGCTATATTTTCAAATTCAAAGAACTGTGCTAAATTTTTCAGTTCTAACAAAAAGACAATTGATTCTTATATCTCAAAAGGAAAAATAAGAACTAAAAGATACAAAATAGAAAGGATTTATTTTATAGATGAAAATACTATCAAATAAACAATATTCTGATTTAACAAATGAAATAAAGTGCTTACAAGATACTTACGATCAAGATGTAAAAGTATTAATGGTTGAAAATAAGGACTATGAACTAAAAATAGACTCAATACATAGTAAGTTAGTTGACATAGTCCTAACTTCTGATATTAAAAAAGATACGATTATTGCAAAACTTAAGGAAATAATTAGATTTATTGAGAAAGGAAAATAATTATGGAATTAAATAAAATAAGAAAAATGAATGATAAAGATTTAATGAGATTTTTAATTAATGTATCACAAAGAAATGCACAAGTTTGTTGTAAGTGTGGAAATATAACATTCAAAGAAAACAGAATAGCAATTTATACATACAAAGGTTGTGAAAATAAAAAATTATGTACATTATGTAAAGATTGTTATGTTAGTTTACTAGACTATTTAGAAACAGCGGATAACGATTAGTAAGGAAAGTAAAGAGACGTTAAAATGAAAGAACTATATGTTAATAAAAATAAATATATTAGGTTAAGAATTGCAAAGGTTGGTTGTACTTATAGAGCTGATATATCTATAAATAAATATGCTTATGATAAAAATGAAGAAAGATATTATGAAATAAATTTTGATGTATTTAGTCCTTATGATTATTCTTCTGAAGAAGAAACTTTTGAAAAAGCAAAAGAATGGTTATATAAAGAATTAAAACGATTACAAGATAATGTGAATTTAAAAGAGGTGTCAGAATGAATGATTATAAAAGCTTTCCAGAACTAAAAGAAGAATTAGGTAACAATTATGATTTTAAATTATATGAAATGGGAATATCTGCATTGAAAGAAATTGAAAATTTACAACAAGAAAACCAAAAATACAAAGAAGTAATTGATAAAGCAATAGAATATATAAATCATTTTTCAAAAGAAAGTGAAGTTAAAATTTATGGGCTTCCAAAATGTAAAGTATTTATAGGGGATATAGAACAATTATTAGAAATATTAAATGAGGTATCAGAATGAAAATAGAAGATTATTTTAAATATTATATACAAGGTTCAGACCATTATTTAATACCAAAAGATGTATTTAATGAGTTATTTGATGAAATGGTTAATTGGAGAGAAGAAAGCAAAGAATTAAAAGAAGAAAAAAGAAAAGTAAGAGATTATATAAATAAGCATTGTGTAAATGAAAAAATATCAAAAGAAGTAGGATATAAATGTTATACAATTGCAGATACAAACGAATTAGAAAAAATAATGAAAATATTAGGAGATAAAGAAAATTAATAATTGGGTAAAAATAAGTAGTTAAGAATTAGGGTGGAATAATGAATAATGAGATAAAAGAAATATTAGATAGATTAGAAAGAATAGACCATAAAGAATACAGTTGTGGCTTTGAATTTGCTGATAGTGGTAGTTTTGATGAAGATTGTAGATGTTTTGAAGAAAGAAAAAAATGGCAAATTACATAACTAATTTACAACAAGAAAATAAACAACTAAAAGATAATTGGAATTATATAAAGAAAATGCTTAAAGAAGCAAGACAAGAGGAATTTAATATTACTGGTTATTGTGGAACTTGTACTGATGTTGATATAGATTTCTTATTAAATAAAATGCAAGAATTAGAACAAGGAAGTGATGAGTAAAAATGATAAGTGAAAATTATGATTATAGTATGTATGGCACATGGAATGGAAAACCAATGTTGCCAAATTATAATAGAGAAGAACGAAGAAAATATATAAAGGAACATAAGCATGATAAAGATGCAACTAATTGCATTCACTGTAATGCTAAAACAATGACAATAACTGATGATAATGGAAAATTTGTATGCGAACTATGTGGAAGATTTAAAACAAAGAAAGTAGGAGCATCAGATGAAAAAGAAGATTAGATATATAGAAGAAAGATATACCGATAAATATAGGACTTTATATCGAGCAATACTAATTGATGTTGATTTAGATAAAGAAAGTAATGGTCTACATAGTAAAAGTGTTAGAGCAATGGTAAATCCTAATTTAACTATATTACTTAAAAGAAGATACTTAACTGATAATTATAAATTAGTAAAAGAAGAAATATTAGGAGATGATTAAATATGTTATTTTATAATGGAAGTAAATTAGAAAGTGATTTAGATAATTTAAAAAGAGAAATTAAAAAAACTGATTATGAAAAAACAATCGAACCATATCAAAAACAAATAGATGAACTGGAAAAAAAATTATATTATTTACGCCAAGATTTGGAAACATTATATTTAGCTGGTAAAGAACTTATCAACAGTATAGATAAAGATTGTTTAGAAGTGATTATAAATATAGCTGAACCAAAAGCATATTTTAAACCACCTGAGTTAACGAAAATGACTATAAAAAGAATTGCAATTCCTATCAAACAAGATTTATTAGAAAACTATATGTATTGGATTAACTATTATAAATCTAAATATGAATTAGGAGGTAAATAATGAAATTAGACCTTAGAGAAAACAAGTATATACGAACTAAAGATGGAAAAATGAATTTGAAAATATTTACTAAAAATATAGAAGAAAAAGCAATTAATCAAATAAATGAATTATTAAAACAAGAAACATTTAAAAATAGTAAAGTTCGTATAATGCCAGATGTTCATGCAGGAAAAGGTTGCGTAGTTGGATTTACTGGAAATTTAGGAGAAAAAGTAATACCAAATATTGTTGGGGTAGATATAGGTTGCGGAATGTTATGTGTTGAATTGGGTAATATTGATTTAGATTTAGAAAAATTAGACAAAATTATAAGACAATATGTTCCTAGCGGTATGAATGTCCACGAAAATCAAAGATATAAGTTTTTAGAGTTAGAGCAATTATATTGTTATAAATTATTAAAAAATAAAGATAATTGGTTAGAAAAATCTATGGGAACATTGGGTGGCGGAAATCACTTTATAGAAATAGATGTTGATGAAGATGATAATAAATATTTAATTATTCATACAGGTTCAAGAAATTTAGGCAAACAAGTTGCTGAAATTTATCAAGAAAAAGCAATTAAATATTGTTCCTATGAAAAAGAAATGATGGAAGAAAAGCAAAATATTATAAAAGAATATAAAGAACAACATAAAGAAAAAGAAATACAACAAAAATTAATTGAAATATCTAATTTGTATGAAGGAAGGACAAAGTTACCTAAAGAGTTATGTTATTTAGAGAAAGATTTAAGAACTCAATATTTGCATGATATGAGAATATGTCAAGAATTTGCGAAAGATAATCGTTTATGCGTAGCAAAACAAATATTATGTAATTATTTTGAATTACCATATTATGAAGGATATAAAAGTGTAAGATTGAGAAAAGCAGAAAATGTTGGTGGTTGGTGTACTCAAGATATGGTTGAAAAAGATTTCTGGTATTTCGAAACAATACATAATTATATATCATTTGAAGATAACATAGTTCGTAAAGGTGCTATATCTGCTAAAAAAGGAAAAAAAGTGCTTATACCAATGAATATGAGAGATGGTTGCATTATTGGAATTGGGAAAGGCAATGATGACTGGAATTGTTCAGCACCACATGGAGCAGGTAGAATAATGTCAAGAATGCAAGCAAAAGAAACTTTTACTTTAAATGAATATAAAGAAAGTATGAAAAATATTTATACAACATCAGTCAATGAAAATACAATTGATGAAGCGCCATTTGTTTATAAACCCATGCAAGAAATAATTGACAATATCGGAGATACAGTAGATATTATTAAAATAATTAAGCCAATATATAATTTTAAAGCCAATGAATAGAAAGGAAAAGCTATGATAAAGAAAGAAATATATCCAAAGACTAAAAGAGTTAGTTGTTCGGGGGATAAGGTATACATTACTGAAAAATTAGATGGTAGCAATTTAGTATTCTTCAAGAAGAACGATGAACTATACATTGCTCAAAGAAAAACAATTATTAATATCAATGAGTTAAAAGAAGTAAAAGATAAATTATATAAAGGATTATATCAGTGGTTGTTAGATAATAAAGATTATTTACAAGAACAATTAATTAATGATTCAGCAATATGTGGAGAATGGCTTGGTATGGGCAAATTAAAGTATGATGTAAGCGAGTTTGACAAAAGATGGTACATGTTCGCAAAAGCAAATATTGATGATGAATATAACTTATATAACCTAATTTATGATCATGAACTATTTAAATATCCATTTTTAAATCAAGAGATACCAAAATTTATAGGTATAGTTCCAGAAGTTACAGTGCTTAATATTCTACCTACAAAAGAACACTTAGATAGTGTTTATGAGAAATACACTAATAAAGTTAAAAGGGATGTTGAAGGATTTGTAATAAATTATAAGAATATTATTTCAAAATATGTCAGAATGAAGAATGGTAAACTCGAAGAACATTTTGATAGAGGTGAGTAATGAATATATTAAAAGCCAAAAATGAAATTGATAAATTGCAAGATACATTAGAATTGTATTTGCAAAAAAAGAAAATCAATTTTATAAAATCTCAACCAGGGAGTCCAATTATGAAAGATATTATTACTGGTAAAAATGATGGCAAAGCAATATTTGATAAATTCGCACATTATATTATAAAAGATGAAGAGCTTGACAGTGAAATATATTCATTGCAAGAAAGTATTAATGCTTATGAAAACTATATCATTAAAGAAATGAAAAGAATTTCTAAGTATGGGGGAAGTGAACTAGTGAGATACTATAGAGATGTTGAAAAGAAAAAGTGGGATGAAATATCAAAATTAACTCATTATAGTTCTAGACAATGCCATAGACTATATGAAAAAGATTTGTAATGTCACGAAATGTCACATTTTTATGAACCAAAAAATAAAGATGTCACGAAATGTCACAAAATTTTTGGTATAATGGTATCATGGAATTATTATACGTGAGGTAATATTAATTCTTAAGTTTTAGATCTATGTCAAAACTGAAAGAAATCTCTTATAAAGATTTCTTTTTTATGGGAGAATAAAACGGGAACTAGGAAAGGCATATATAGGCTAGTTGGAAGGGTTAAGCAATGCCTTTATGAATAATTATGAATAATATAGAGTAGATATATCCTATGATATAGTAAATAGGACAACGTTGCTGTAATAATATATCTATTCTATTGTGTTCATAATAACACATCCTTTCAAATGTGCTATTCATATTTATGAGTAGCATAGGGTGAATATATAACTCAATTGGTAGAGTGTGGTGCGTACGCAAATCTTAATAACCAGGACACGCGAGTTGTAGGTTCGAGCCCTGCTATATTCATCCTATGGTGCTTATAAAAGGCATTAACAATGCTCCTAGCGAGCCAAAGGGAAAACTACTGGAAAACTCTGTCAACGAACAAAGCAGTGTAAATCATACAATAATATTAAGTTTTTTCGTTGAGATTTAAGTGAGTATGAAATGCTATCTTTATAGGTAGCATATTGAGTAAATATACCTTTGCTAACGAGAAGAATAGTGATGTTAGTTTATGAAAGTTTAAACACTTAGTAAATTGCTATTCTATATTTACTTGATATGGTGTCTATAAGACACTAACAGGAGTTATAATTAGTTCTCCTGTTCAAATTTTGAATACAAATTTGATTGTGTATTCTTGTATTTTTTGTAAGTGTAGCCATCAACTACACGCAGCACTATCTCTAGTAGGTAGTGTCTAGTGATATATAAAAGTCTAGGGGCAAAAGGTAATAAAGTAAGTTAGTAGTGTGGTTTCTATACTTACAATTCTCTTGGAGGACACCACAAAGTGTTATAGGCATATAACATAAACCTTTATATCATTAGACAGTATCTATTAAAGATACTATTAGGTCGCTCCAAAAGAGTTTGTCTGCGCCGCCAACTGGGTACCTAGCCTATAGCACGGCGCCATTTTGAAATTAAACAACCTTAAATGGTTGTTTTTTATTTTAAAATTAATTGTAAAAATAATGGAAGGAGATGATAACAATGAGTGCAAGTGATTTAAAACCAATACAAAGCACAGAAGAAGCGAAAAGAAAAGGCCGCAATGGTGGAATTAAATCTGGTGAAGTGAGAAGAAAGAAGAAATTAATGAAAGACCAGATATCATTGTTATTATCTTTACCATTTCCAGATGTTAGTGATAAGACTGGAAAGAAGATTAGAACTACGTTTAAACAATTAGGCATAGACGAAGAGAATATAGACAATCAAATGGCTATGATAATTGCTATGTGGCAAAGAGCTTTAAAAGGAGATTATCAAGCGTTTAATTCATTAAGAGATACAGTAGGTGAAAAACCTAAAGATGAAGTTAGTGTTGAAAACCCTAATGCGACTAAAATATTATCATCTATTTCAAAACAACTAGGTGGTAAGAATGAATAATGATTTCCCATTAAGTGAGAAATACATTGATTTCTTAAAGTATGATTGTAGTACGGAATTTCTTGAAGGCACTACATTCGCTGGGAAAACAACTGTAGGCATTCCTAAATTTATGTTTAAAATTGCAGATTATAAAGGAACAAAACCTAGTATTATAGCAGGACTTGATTTAGGAACAATTGAAAAAAATATTATTAACTCTGATAAAGGATTAATTGAAATATTTGGAGATTATAAAGAAGGTGGATGTGTAGAATACAATCCTAATGGTAAAGGCAAAATAAGTCTTCCACACATACTCTTTCATACTCAAAATGGGAACAAGACAATTTATGTATTGGGATATGATAATAAGGCTCGTTGGAAGAAAGCTTTAGGTGGCCAAGTGTATGGCTTATTCATAGATGAATTTAATATTGCTGATATGGAGTTTATACGAGAAGCATTTATGAGAGCTGATTATAGACTGTGTACAATGAACCCAGATGATCCAAATAAAGAATGCTATAAAGAATTTGTTAATAAATCTAGACCAATAGATAAATATAAAAACGATGGACCAATAGAATTATTAAAAATGTTAAATGAACCTCAAGTTGCTGATTGGACTTGGTGGTATTTTACATTTAATCATAATTTAAGTCTAACTGATGAGAAGAAGAAACAAATAATAGAATCTGTGCCAGTTGGAACTAAATTATATAAAAATAAAATACAAGGTTTGAGAGGAAAAGCAACAGGATTAGTATTCAATATAATTGCTGAAAAACATATTATAAGTGAAAGAAAGGCAATGTTTGAAGATTGGAAAGAAACTAATCCTAGAAAGAAAAGAAAGTTTGTACGATATGCAATCGGTTGTGATACATCTTATTCAAAGAAATCACACGATAAACTTACATTTGAATTTGTAGGAATAACGGAAGATAGAAAATGTATTTTACTAGAAGAAGAAGGATACAACAACAAAGACAGAGAAATACCATTTGCTCCATCAGATGTTATACCTAAATTAATTAATTTTGCTGAGAAATGTAAAAGCAAATGGGGATTTGCTAGATACATTTTTATAGATAATGCTGATGCTGGAACAATAGCAGAAGCAAAAAAATACAAAAGAAAAACTGGATGTATTTACATATTTGAAGGTGCATGGAAGAAAACAAAGAACTTAACGAGAGTTCAACTACAACAGTCCTGGTTAAATACCGAGGATTTTTTAATTGTTGAAACATGCAAAGATTATATAGGTGAAACGAATGTGTACAGTTTCACAGAAGATGGACAACTTGAAGATGGAAATGACCATCATATACAAGGTTGTCAATATGCTTGGTTACCATTTAAGAAATTAATAGGTAATTGGGAAATGATTAAACAGATGATAAAAGATGCAGACACTGGAGAGTGATAAAGATGGGATGGATGAAAAATATGATAAGAAATTGGTTAGAAATTAAAAGCCCTGATTCAATACAAATAGATATTGAACAATTAAATAATTATGAAAGCCAAGCATTTATTAATAACATATGGTATAGGGGTGATCCAAATGAAATACAACAACTATATGAACAATTAAATGATAAACTTGGAAATAAACATTTTTGGGGTAGTAAGCCTACAGTTGGAATGAACATAAGAAAAATACATACTGGGTTACCTTCTATGATAGTAGACACATTGGCTGATATTTCTACAGATGACTTAGATAAAATTGAAGCCGGAGATAGACAAGAAGAATGGAATAAGATAGCAGAAGAAAACAATCCTAAAGCATTGCTTAGAGATGCAGTGGTTGGAGCATTAGTGTGTGGAGATGGAGCTTTTAAGTGGTCTATTGATACTGATATTAGTCAATATCCAATCATTGAATATTATGATGGTTCAAGAGTTGATTTTGAATATGAAAGAGGAAGATTAATTGCAGTTATATTTAAAACTAAAAAATTAATTAATAAGCAAAGATATACACTTCTTGAAAGATATTCTAAAAAAGATATAACTTATAAGTTAGTTAATAAAGAAGGAAAAGAATGCAAGATAGAAGATTATCCAGAATTAATTAATAAATATAAGACAGTTATAAATCCTAATGAATTTATGATGGCTCTTCCAGTTATGTTTAGAAAATCAAAAAAGTATATTGGTAGAGGAAAATCATTATTTGATGGAAAATTGGATAACTTTGATGCCTTTGATGAAGTGTGGTCACAATGGATGTTAGCATTAAGAAAAGGGCAAATTAAAACTTATATTCCTGAATCATTATTACCAAGAGATCCAGAAACTGGTTTGTTATTAAGAGGCAGTGATTTAGACAATGATTTTATATCAGTTGAAGAAACAATTTCAGAAGATGGTTCAAGTAAGAATAAAATAGAAACAACACAGGGACAAATACAATATGAAGCATTATTAAATACATATATTACTGCATTAGATCAATGTTTAACTGGTTTAATTAGTCCTAGCACTTTAGGAATTGATACAAAGAAGATAGATAATGCAGAAGCAACAAGAGAAAAAGAAAAAACAACATTATATAAGAGAAATCAAATTGTTGAAGTATTAACAAAAGTTATAAATGATATGGTTAACATAACATTTAAAGTGTATGATACTATGAATCAAAATGAAATTACTGATATTCAAGGAACTGCTTCATTTGGTGGTTATGCTAATCCTTCTTTTGAAGCTCAAATTGAAACAATAGGAAAAGCTAAAATAAATGGAATCATGAGTATAGAAACTAGTGTAGAAGAGCTTTACGGAGATACTAAGGATGATAAATGGAAACAAGAAGAAGTTCAAAGAATAAAAAATGAACAAGGTATTGTAGATATGGAAGAGCCATCAATTAATGATGATTTAGATTTAATTGAAAATGAAGATATATTAAATTCAAAGGTAGGTGATACAAATGATAGAGAGTAAAGAGAAACCAATAAAAGGGCTAAAGATTAAATATGATGGTAAGACTTATGAAAATATAATTTATTTTAATATATCTAATTGGGATGGTAATGAAAGAGTAAGTTTTACTGAGAAAAAAGATAATACAGTATCAACAACAGTTAATTGTAAGTATTCTGATATTAAAATAATTCAAAGTAGTGATAATTAATGAATGATTATAATATTAAAAAGTTATATGAAGATATGGAAATAGAGTTAATAGCTTCTATGAAAAGAAACTATAAAAGGCATCTTAAAGAAGAAGATAAAACTGGATTCAAATATTCTCAATGGCAAGCAGAAAAATTAAAGGAACTAAAAAGGTATCAAAGAGAGAATAAGAATATCATAAGTGGTTATACTAAGGGGCTACCTAAAGAAATATCTAAGCATTTAAATAATGAGCTTAAAGAAGGTTCAATTAAAGCAATTAATCAATATAACAAAGTAATGGGTAAGAACCTAAAACCTAATAAAATAATGAATCACAGTTTTTTTAGAACCAATGGTAGAAAAGTCAATGCTTTAATAAAAGTAGTAAATAATGACTTAAAAACAGCTAATACAGCAGTTTTAAGAATGGCTAATGATCAATATAGACAAGTTATTCATAAAAGTGCTTTTTTTGTAGCTAATGGAGTTTTTACAGAAAAACAAGCTGCTAATATGGCAACCAAAGAATTAACTGAATTACAAAAGGCTAAACTTGCAATAGATGAAGCAAATAAAGACTTCTTAAATAGGGGTTTTAATTGTATAGAATATAAAGATGGAAGAAGAGTCAACATTGCCAGTTATTCTCAAATGGCTGTTAGAACTGCAAGTTTAAGAGCTCAATTAATGGGCGAAGGTGATTTTAGAAAATCAATAGGTAGAGTATTAGTTCAGTCAACTTCTCATGGTGGTGCATGTCCTATATGTCAAAAATGGGAAAATAAGATATTCATTGATGATGTATACTCTGGTGGAACTAAAAAAGATGGTAAGTATATGCTATTAAGTGAAGCAATGAAGCAGGGGTTCTTACATCCAAACTGTCGTCATGGCTTAACAACATATTATCCGGAAGTAGATGATATTGAAAATTATACTGATGAAGAGTATGAAGAAGATGTTAATTTGATTAATAATAGAATAAATGAATTAACAAATGGTGAATTAAATTATATTGATAGAAATATTAAAAGATTTAATAGGTTAGAAAAAGGATCGTTGGCACCTAGTAATATTAATAGTTCAAAAAATAAAAAAACAAAATGGGAAACAACAAAGAAAAAAATACTTGATTATATTTATGAAATAAGAACAAATGAACGCAAACCGTTAAAATTGTATGAACTTCCTAGTGAACATTATTTAACAATAAAAAATATTGTTGATAACGCACCAGCAACTATGAAAAAAATATTAAATACTAATATAAATAAATTTAACTTCAAAAATATAAAAACAAGGAAAACAGCAAGATATAGCCCTTTATTTGACAATATAAAAATAAACTTGAATAAAGATAAAAATAATAACTATAGGACTTTGTTTCATGAAATGTCACACAAATTAGATCATTTATTAGGAAATATTTCACAAGATGGAACATTTGAAAAACTATTAATTGATGATTTTGAAAAAATAAAGAACAAATATATGATAAAATATAAATTAAGTGAATCAGAAACTTATAACCGAATTGGAAGTATTTTAAAAATGGACAAAAAAGCTAATTCTATTTCGGATATCATAAGTGGTATAACAAAAAATAAATGTGTTGGTGGAGCAAAACATTCAACAAAATATTGGAATAGTAAAGGAAAATTAGGAAGAGAAGCATTCGCACATTTTAGTAGTGCTTCAATAAGAAAAGATATAGAAGAATTAACATATATAAAGCAAATGTTTCCAAATGCATATAACCATTTTAAAGATTCACTAATTAAGAAAGGAAAAAGCATATGAATATAAATTGGTTAGATAAATTAGAAAAAAAGGAACCTGATAAAGAATTAAAAAGGTTAAACGAACTTGAAAAAGAATATAAAAATATTTTTGGTTATAATGATGATTTTACTACAGCACTGTGTGATGATTATGATTATCTTTTTGAACAATTAGAAAAATGTATAAAATTGAAAATTCCTTATCATATTTTATATAAAGAAGATGAGGACTATGAAAACTTTGAAATATAAAATGATTATCTTAACAAAATAATTAGATTTTAAGAAAGGAAAAAATATGATAGCAATACTAATAATAATTGCTATTTTTTTATTTTTTATAATGTGTGTATTATCTGCAATAAGATTAGAGCTTGAAAAAACAAGATTAGAAAATAGAGAAATAGTAAACGTATTAAATAAGAAAAAATAATAAAGTGCTACTTTATAAGTAGCATAGAATAGATAACAAACTACTACGGTGAGCTAGATAGCCGACTACATTATCTATTCTATAGTGCTTATAAAAATAAGCCGGTAGAAATATCGGCTTTTTTAATGCACTAAAATATCGTTTGACCGGAGCGAATAAACGGAGTGTGGATGACCTTATCCAACAAGAAAAAGGAGAGAAAAATGAACGAAGACAATGTTCAAACTTCTAATGTAGAAGAAGAAAAAGATACTACAAAGAATGCTAAAGATGAGGGAACTAAAGAAACTGATAAAAAAGTGGAAGAAAAAAAGTACACAGATAAAGAATTAAATGATATCAGTTTAAAAAACGAACAAAAAGCTTTAGCAAAGCAATTAAAAGATTTAGGCATAGATGATGTTGAAAAAGCTAAATCTATTCTTGCAAAAGCAAGAGAAGATGAAGAAAAAAACAAAAGTGTTGATGAAAAAACACAAGAAGCTATTAAGAGAGCTGAAAAAGCAACTCTTGAAGCAGTTAATGCCAAGATTGAGAATGCTTTATTAAGAAAAAATGTCAAGGAAGAAAAAATCACTAGGGCAGTTAGACTCGTAGATAAAAAGAATATTCTTGACAAAGATGGATCTTTAGATGAAAGCAAACTAAATACTGAAATTGAAGATCTATTAAAAGATTTTCCAGAACTAATTTCAAAAACTGAAGAAAATAAAAAAGGTTATAAAATTGGTGATGACGGAAAAGAAGAACAAAAAGATGAACTTGCAGAGATGCGAAAAATAATGGGATTGAAATAAATCTCATTTTTTATTGCCAAAAATGGAAAAGGAGATGATTTATAATGGCAAATAATATTACAAAATTCAAAAAGTATGTACCTTTACTTGATGAAGTGTACAAACAAGCTGCGTTAACTTCAGTATTAGATAGTGACTCTTCACTAGCACAAGAAGGAGCTAATGCAAATGAAATCATAATTCCTAAAATTGATATGGACGCTTTAGGTGATTATGATAGAAACAGTGGTTACACAAATGGAGATGTAACATTAACAAATGAAACAGTAAAATTCAATTATGAAAGAGGAAGAATGTTCAGTGTTGATGCAATGGACAATGAAGAAACAGCTGGAATTGCTTATGGTAAATTAGCAAGTGAATTTATCAGAACTAAAGTTGCTCCAGAAGGTGACGCGTTTAGATTCGCTACATACGCTGGAACAAGTGGTATTTCAAAGGTTGCAACACCAGCTACTCTATCAACAGGTGCTGATGTAATTAATGCTTTAAGAACTGCAACAAATAAGATGGATGAGGATGAAGTAACTTACGAAAGAAGATACTTATTCATTACTCCAACATTAAAAGGACTTATTGATGACTTAGATACTACTAAATCAAAAGAAGTATTATCTAGATTTGAACAAGTTATTTTAGTTCCACAAACAAGATTCTATACTGCAATAGATATGTTAGATGGTAAATCTAGTGGTGAAACTAAAGGTGGATATAAGAGACATGCTAAAGGTTCTGAAAGTGGAGATACAAACGGTGCTGATATTAATTTCATGATTATTCAAAAGGATGCTGTAATGCAATACAATAAACATATAGCACCAAAAGTAATAACACCAGAAGCAAACCAAGATGCTGATGCTTGGAAGTTCGGTTACAGAAAATATGGACTTGCTGATGTTTATGAAAATAAAGTAGCAGGAATCTACTTACATCATAAAGCAGCACCAACTGCATAATAGGAGGAAAAAATGAGAACTGTTGGATTAATTATAAAAAATCAACCTAAAAAGGATGATAAGAAAGAACCAAAAAATCAACCTAAAAAGGATGATGAAAATGGCAAAGTTCAAGAATAAGAAAACTGGAAAGATTATTGTTGAAAACTTAAACTTTTATATTGATAAATTAAGAAATAATCCTAATTTTGAAGAGATGAAAGAAGACAATAAATCTAATCCTAAAAAAGAAAAAAATAAGATGGTGGCAGAATAGCCATCTAGGAGGTGGCAATATGACACTTTATGTTGATAAAAAATACTATTCTGCTGAATTTAAAGGTAATAAAGTACCAATAGATGAAATTGAAAAGTATTTGAGATTAGCACAAGAAAAAATTGATAGTATAACGTTCAATAGAATAGTTGCAATAGGATTTAATAATTTAACTAAATTCCAACAAGAAAAGATAAAAGATGCAATTTGTTATCAAGCAGAATATATCTATGTAAATGGATATAACAATGAAGATAATAGAGATGTGTCTTCTTATAGCGTGTTAGACATATCTGTAAGCGTAGATAATTCTAATAGCAATAAAACAATAGCACAAAGGAAAAACATGTCTGAAATGGCTTATGATTATGTTCATAAGACTGGTTTAGATAGTAAATTAAGATAATGGCTAATAAAATTAGTGTATTACCTTTTCCAGACTGGCTATTAAAAACTGATTATTCACTTATTTTAAATCAAGAAGGAATTTCAGAAGAAGGAAGTCCTTTTGAAGGTTTAAAAACAAGTGGTAAATGTATATTCAGTGAAAAAGCAAAAAGAATTATTGATGCTGAAGGTAAACAAATTACTTTACTTGGAAAAGTTATTATAAAAGGTGATATAGCACCATCATTAAAAAATGTTAGTGATGGTGCTATTACTATAAATGGCAATAGTTATGAGATATATGCTGGTTATAGGCCTAGAAATCCTAATGGTACAGTTCATCATACGGAGTTTGAAATAAAATGAAATTAAATGCAAAAGTAAAAGGCAAGATCAATTTAAAAAATAATGCTGTGATCAAACAAATTGCTGTTCAGTCATTAGTAGAAACTGCTGATGCAGTAAAAGGCGATTTGCAAAGAAGCCAAACTATGCCATTTGATACTGGAGAACTGCAAAATAGAAGTACATTTGTAGATGATTCTAAAAAGAATAGTGGAAAAGTATTCATTGTATCAGACACACCATATGCAAGAAGGTTATATATGCATCCTGAATATAATTTTAGAAAAGATAAAAACAAAAATGCAGGCGGTGAATGGTTTGAATCATACATTAATGGAAATAAAAAAGATTTTGCTAAAAAGAAATTTGCTAAAATTATGAAAGGTAAATTAAAATGACATTAAAGCAATATAAAGATTATTTTAAAGATAACTTCAAATGGACTGAATCTATCAGTATTGGAAAAATTGATAATAATAAAGAGAAAGCAATTTGTTTCTACGATAAAAGAACACAACCTTATGTTGGAATTATTGGAGGGAATAGAAATAAATCCACAACTATTAAACCTATAACTATTCTATTAAGATATACTAAAAACCAAAATGATGCCGAAATAATGGCACAAAAAATATATAATTTCTTTAATGAGAAGTCATTTTTTATTGAAGAAAAAAGAATATTTATTCAAATGCTATATGAAAACCCTATTAGTTTGGGAACTGATGATAACAATGTATATGAATATTCAATTGAATTTGATTCGTACGAAGAAAGGTGAGTGATTAATAATGGCTACAGTTACTGTAGGACAATATGCTGTTAGTGAATGCAAAGTTAAAGTTAAAACATCTGCTGCAAGTGATCAACCAGCAGTTTATAGCGAAATTGCAGATTTAGAAGAAGTAAATTTAAGTTTAGAAAACAATACTGAAACTTGGTATTCAATTAAAGATGGTGGATGGCAAAATGCATTGCTAACTGCAAAAGCATTAACTGGTTCATTTAGTGGTAAGAGAACATTAGGAGATGCTGGAAATGATTATCTTGAAAGTTTAAGATATAACATTGGTAAATCTGCTGAAGCAGACTGGCAAATTGAATTTCCAGATGGATCTAAATTAGAATTTACAGCAGTTACTGCTTTAACAGACATATTAGGTGCTGCTACTGATGTTGCACCATTAAGCGGTGATTTAACAGGTAAAGGAAAACCTACATTTACACCAGCTAGTTAATTTAAACAAATAAATAGAGGGTGAAGATTTATAAAAAATCTTTGCCCTTATTTTTTTATATAAGAAAGGAAAACAAATTATGAGAATTATAGATACGGGAATTACAAAAGAAATATTAAGTGGAGATAACCAACCACAATTAAAAATAGGAGATAAACTATACACTGTTGATAACAGACAAAAAACATTTGACAAAATACAAAAAGTTCAAAGCAATGTAGAATTGAGTGAAGAAGAAAAAACTAATCAAATTTATGAACTTGCTTTAGGCAAAGAGAATGCATTAGAAGTGATTAATTTAGATTTGCCAGTTGAATCATCAATATATTTAAGTTTTTGCATTATGGGTGCTATTACTGGTGATGATCCAAAAGAACTACAACGAATTGCTAAGGAACAAGCAAGAAAAAACTAATAATCCCGGAAACTTTCTACGATATGGAATATGACCGGGATTTAATTGTATCTAGTTTTGCCCAGCAATATGGAATAAGACTTTACTATGAATATGATCAAATTTCGTGTCAAGAATTTAGACAATTATTGAGTGGGCTAAATGGAGATACACCTCTTGGATATGTTGTCCAGATTAGATCTGAAACTGATTCTAAAAAAATTCGTGAAATGACAAAAAAAGAAAAAGAAATAAGGAATGAATGGAATCAGTTTAAATTAAAAAATAAAAAGCAACAAAAAATTGAATTAAAGAAAGAAGATATATCAAAAGTATTTTCTTCAATATTTAGATAGGAGGTGAAATATGGCAAAATCGACGAATGTAGCAGCAGTTGATTTAGAACTTAAATTAAACTCTTCTAATTATGATAAACAATTGAACAATAAGGTAAAGGGAACTGAGAGTGCTTTTTCAAGTTCATTTGGAAAAATTGGGGCATTGGTTGCTGGTGCTTTTGCAGTAAAAACTGTTGCTAATTTTACGAAAAAATGCATTGATAGTGCAAGCAAAGTTCAAAGTGCATTCACCGGTTTAAATAGTATTGTACAAGGTACTGGCAATTCATTTTCAGAAGCACAAGATTTTATTAAAAAGTATACTGCTGATGGTTTAGTATCTATAGAAGAGACTGCTACTGCATATAAAAATCTATTATCTAGAGGATATGACACTTCTCAAATTGAAGATACTCTTACTAGACTAAAAGATAGTGCTGCCTTTGGTAGACAAGCATCATATGATTTAGGTGAAGCAGTAGTTACTGCTACTGAAGGTTTAAAAAATGAAAATTCAATACTTGTAGATAATGCAGGCGTTACAAAGAATGTAGCTAAAATGTGGGAAGAATATGCTAAAAGTGTTGGTAAATCTTCTACTGCATTAACACAGCAGGAGAAGATTCAAGCAGAATATAAAGGCATCATGAATGAAACCAAATTTCAAGTTGGAGATGCAGCAAACTATACAAAGACTTTTGCAGGACAAATTCAACAATTAAAATTTAATTTTAATCAGATGACAGTTGCGATAGGTAAGGTTGTAACACCAATAGCACAATTATTTATACCAGTTATAAATACTGCTATTACTGCTATTACAAAATTATTTGAAAAAATACAAGTGGTTATGAGTGCATTCGGGTTAAAAATGCCGAATGTAATATCAAAAACAACAAATAGTATAGCTGGTGTTGGTGAATCAAGTAAGACTGCTGCAAAAGATGCTGTTAGTTCTGCTAAAAAGATGAATAAAGCATTTAGTGGGCTTGATGAGATACACACAATTAATAATGACAAAAATAAAAATTCAACAAATACGGGTGGCGGTTCTGGTACAATTTCTAATCACCCAATTAAAAAAACTGAAAATCCTATTGATTCTGCATTAAAAGCAACTTCTGATAATATTAAGAAATATATTGAACCATTAACAAAAATTGACTTTGGACCACTGATAAATTCTTTTAAGAAATTAAAAAAGTCTTTGGAACCATTTAACAAAAGTCTATTTAAAGGACTAGAATGGTTTTATTTTAATATATTAGTGCCATTTGCAGAATTTTCAATTGAAAAATTAATACCAAGTTTTTTAAATTTACTAAGTGGAGCAATTGACTGGTTAGGTGGAGCAATTGATTACTGGCAACCACAACTAGAATGGTTATGGGATAATTTCCTTAAACCACTTGCAAAATGGACAGGTGATGAAATAGTGGATACTCTTAATACAATTTCAAAAATATTATCAAAAATAGGAAAGTTTGCAAAAGAAACAGCGCCAGAATACGATAAAGCAACTAAAAAATTAGATTTTAGTAAATTGAAAAATAAGATTTTAAACTTTTTTGAAGATTTGCCCTCAAAAACAGGTGAATTGATAGGCAAAATTTATGGTAAAATTGCTAAATTTTTAATAATTGATGCACCAAATGCTATTAAAAAATTTTTCACTGAAACAGTTCCTAAAAAATGGGAAGATTTCAAAACATGGCTTTCTGAAATCGATCTTAAAGAAATTGGAAAAAATATAATTGAAGGATTATGGGAAGGTATTCTCGGAATTGGAAATTGGATAAAAGAAAAATGGAATGAATTTAAAGAAGCTTTTGTAAAAGGTTTTAAAGAAGCATTTGAAATTCATAGTCCTAGTAAAATATTTAAAGATTTAGGTAAATATATAATTGAAGGATTATGGGAAGGTATTTTATCTAAAAAAGAATGGTTTAAAGAAAGATGGGAAGACGTTAAATCATGGTTTTCAGATATTGCTCCAAAGGTGCAAGCAAAGTGGGAAACTACTAAGCAACATGTTTCTGATTGGTATTCATCTTTGAAATCTTGGTGGGGGGATAAAAAACTAGTTGTAAAAAATAAGTTTGAAACCACTAAAGAAAAGGTTTCTGATTGGTGGAGTAATATTAAGTCTTGGTGGGGAGACAAATCTTTGTCTTTAAAAATCAAGATAGGAGAAGTTACAGGATCGATAAAAAAATGGTTAAATACTAATTTTATTGATAAAGTTAATAAAAAATTGCCTTCATTTTTTCCGAAAATTCCAAAACTTGCCCAAGGTGGTTATGCAAAAGCAAACAACCCTCAATTAGCAATCATTGGTGATAACAAACGAGAAGGTGAAATTGTTTCTCCAGAGAGCAAAATCTACGAGCAAACATTAAAAGCAATTAAAGATTCTGGGACTAATGGTAAACAAGAAATTGAAATTACAATTTATCATAAATATGAAGATGGTAAAACTATTATTCAAAAAATAAATCAAGCACAAATAGATGCAGGCAAATTATTGTTAATTCAATAGTTTGCCTTTTTACTTGCTTGGAAAGAAGGTGATTTTATGGAAAAATATCAATTTAAAGTAGATAATGTGATGTTTGAAGCAGACGATATAAGTTATGAATATCAGCAACAAGATGGTGATAACGCAGGTAGAAGTGATGATGGAACTATGTATAGAGATGTTATTGGGTTGCTTAATAAAGTAAGTTATGATTTCAAAGACTTTCGTGGTGAAGATGAAATTTCAAAAATATTAAAACTACTAGAAAAAACAAGTTGTTCTTTATATTACTATGATTTGAAAGAAAAAAATTGGTTAACAAAAAGCATGTATGTAGTTGGTGATGCAATAAAAGTTAAAGCAATAAATGATGATTTTACTTGTGAACCATTCCAAATAAGGTTTATTCAAATGAAAGTTGATGATATCTAATGTATAGTGTTAGTAGCAATTATAGAAATTATATAAAAACAAATCTATCATTAAGCCCTAAATGTAAAATAGTTGTTGACAATGTAACTTATACTGGTTCAGTTATAAAAACTGCTCCTAAAATTTTACATAATTGTGATAGATCATTTGGAGAATTTCCAACCAAAAAAGTTAATTTTGAAATATATAATTTAAATAATAATCTAGATTTTGAAAATAAAGAAATTGTTGTATATAAGGGATTATATATAGATAATCAAATAGAATGGGTTCCACAGGGTATCTTTAAACCAACTGCCACAAATATAACAACCAATATCAGTACAAGAACTATTACAATTCAAGATGCACAAGATAGAACTCAATTATTTGATGTACCTTATGTAAGTACTTTATCTTGGAATAATAATCAAACTCATAGTGGTCAAGAGATAGTTGATGATATTTGTACTCAAATTGGAATAGAATTAGCAAATAGTACTTTTAATTGGTCTAGTTATCAATTTAAACAACCTAATTTTAAAGAAAAAATAACTTGTAGAGAAATAATAAGAAGACTCGCTGAAATAGGTAATTCAATAGCATTTATCAATAGAGAAGGTAAATTAGAAATAAAATCAAGAACTGCAACAAATGAATTAATAGAAAGAAAAAGATATATTAATTTATCTAAAGAAAATACTATTGGCCCATATAATACTTTGGTATTAGGAAAAGATGGATATAATGATGATATTGTTTATCCAGAAGTTGTAGAAGGAGACAGAATTGAATGTAAAATACTTGATAACCCATTTGTAGATTTATATAGAGAAGAAATGATAGAAACAGTAGCTTCATATTTCATTGGAACTTCATATATACCATTTGAACTATCAGATTTTGTTGATGGTTTTTATTTTGATTTAAATGATGAAATAGAAATTATAGATAAACATGGGAATCAATTCAAAAGTGTTATTTTAAATTATGAAACTACAAGTAGAATAAAATCAAAAGTAAGTGCTAATACTGAAACTAAATCTATAACGGATTATAATTTGGCAGGTAGCAACAAAGAAAAGTTAGACCAAGTTAAATTTGATGTAAATCATATAAACAATCAAATAAATTCAATTGTTAGTTCCATAAAAGAAATTGATATAGAAACCAGCAATAACTATCAAGAAATAAAAGAAAAATTTGATGATTATACTCCAACTTCAAAAACTGTTGAATTAGAAAAATCTGTTGAAACTATACAAACTAATACTTATACAAAAACTGAAGTTAATACTAAGTTAACGGATGGCTCTGTTACAAAAGTGCAAACAACAAGTGGTGCTTTTGACGAAAATGGTATGCATTATGAAAAGAGTGGCGCTAAAACTAGTTCGACAATTAATGAAAAAGGTGTATCTGTTGAAACTACACAGAATAACGATGAATTGCTTTTTGCTGGCTATGATGAAGAATTAAAAGAATCAATAGTTCGTACTGAGAACTTAACAGTACGTAAGTATTTCGTATGCGGCAGTGCTTCAAGATTTGAAGATTACACAGATGAAGAAGGAAATGTTGGAACAGGAGTGTTTGATATATGAAAAAGATGAAATTAAATATACAATTATTTGCAGCATCTCAAAATACTTCATTTAGTGAAAGCGTTGATAAAGTAAATAATAGATCTAATTTATCAATTACAATTACATTTAGCGCAAACAACAGTTCAACATGGTTTAATTCTAAAAGTTTAAAATGCTCTTGTAATGGCTCGGAGCAATCAAAGAAAGTTTCTTTAAGCAAAGGTGGAAAAGTAACTGCAACATTTACTTTTGAAGATATTCAGCACAATAATGATGGAAGCAAATCAGTTGATTGGAATTGGTCTATTACAACAGGCACATCATCGCTAGGCACATTAAGCGACAGTGGTACTAAAAAATTAACTACTATACCAAGAGCTAGCGATATCACAGCCTCAAATGCTGATATTGGAAGCAGTACAATTATTGTTATAAATAAGAAGGCATCATCTTTCACTACAACAATAGACTACAAATTCGAAAATGAAACTTCATGGACGAATATTGTGAGTAAAACATCAAGTACTACTTATGGCTGGACATTGCCCGAAAGTTTCTATAATCAAATACCAAATAAAAGGTATGGTGTAGTTACGTTAAGAGCAACTACATACGATGGAAACTCAAAAATCGGTGAGAAAACAACAACATTTAATGCATTTGCTAATGAAGAATTGTGTAAGCCTGTAATTAGTGATGTCGAAGCTACTGATACATGTGAGGCTACTGTGTTATTAACTGGTGATAATACTAAATTCATTAAATATGAATCTGCTCCTTTTCTTGCATGGGGTGTGACTGCAAAAAATGGTGCTACAATTGTTTCACAAAAAATAAACAACAATGTAGAAGTCACAAGCCCTGCTACACCAACACCAGATGATTGGAATGATTCATGCATATTAGTAGTAACTGATAGTCGAGGTTATCAAACTACATACGATTTTAATCTTACTACAATTGACTATTTTCACCCCCAAATTACAGCAAGTGGTAAGAGAGCAACATCAACCAGCTCAAAAATCTTGTTAACGCTATCAGGAAAATTTTTCAACGGGAATTTTAGTGAAATCACGAAAAATAGTGCTACATTTAAATGCTATTACAAGAAGAAAACTGATGAAGAATGGAATACCATAATATTAGAACCAACGATAAATGAGGACGGTTCTTTTTCTTTGGAAAATTTTGATTTAGGTGAAATTTGTGATTACAAAGATGCATGGCAATTTTCAATTTCAGTTATGGATAAATTATTTCCACAGCGATCAAACTTTGCAATCACAAAAGGAGATCCGATTTATTACTGGTTTGAAAAATTAGGCAAAAACTTCTTCAAAGTGAATGGTGAATTAACAGCAAAAGAAGGTATCAAGATAGGCTCAAGTCCAATTATTGTTTCCGGTACAAATGAAAATGGTGGATATATTAAGTACTACGATGGTACTATGATTTGTTACAAGACTGTTTCAGGTACAGTTGACATTACGGAACAATATTATGGGTTTTTCTATCATACTCCAGATGGTAAATATTTCAATCTAGGAGATTATGCAATGCCTTTTATAGAAAGACCGGCTTGCAATATTACGTTTAGGGGTGGAAATCCACAGTGGATAGCAGCAATTCAAAATCAAAGTGCAACGCACGTTGGAGATTTACATATTATTTCAGTTACTTCAAAAACAGCAGGCGCTTATTATGATGTTATCGCATTTGGTAGATGGAAAGAATAAGGAAAGGAGAAAAAATGAGTGAAGAAATAAAAGAATTATCTTCAAATCTTTTTCAATATGGGGGAACAGTCATCATGGCTGTTCTTTTTATTATTTATCTTTGCTTAGATAGAAAAGATAGAAAAGAGAAAGAAAAAGAAGATAAGAAAGATAAGCAGGCTGAGAGAGATTCAAACAATGCTATATTAAAGGAATTATCTGCAAGCAATAGAAATATTGCTGAATCTTTAAACCTGCTTAAAACAAGCATGGATAATACTAATAGCGAATTTAAGCAACATGATGAAAGAGCTATTAAAAGTTTTCAAAACATCCACGATGATTTGTTGATCTTAAAAGAAAGAAAGTGGAAAGGAAATGATTAAATATGGAATTAGAATTAATTAAACAAATATTAATAGTAAGTATCGCAGCATCTATAATTAGTACTGCAACAATTCAAAAAATTAAAGAACAGTTAAAGAGCAAAAAATGGCTCTTTTTTACTGGTTTAATATCAAGCGTAACAATTGGCATAACATTTGCATTATCGTTCACAGAACTATCTCTAATCAATTCTATGTGGGTGGGATTAATCACATGGATAGGCGCAGATGCAATATATAAGTCTTTTGAGGATAAAATCTTTAAAAGATTCAGCGATATTGAACAAATAACAGAAATAAAGAGAGATGATCAAGATGAGTTATAAGCCTTTAACTGCAGATAATTGCAAAGATTTTAAAAATTTTAAGTATAGTGAGTTCAAATGTAAATGTGGTGGGAGATATTGTAATGGTTATCCTGTACCATTTAGTTATGAATTAGCAAAGAATTTGCAAAACATTAGGAGTCACTTTGGTAAACCTTTAACTATAACAAGCCCTTTAAGATGCGAGACTTGGAATAGCAAACAGGGTGGAGTTAAGAACTCTAAGCATAAAAAAGGATGGGCATGTGATTTTTATATCAAAGGTGTTAATTACAATACTTTAGCAAAATATGTTAAAGCATTACCATATTTTAACTATTGTTATAGAGTAAAGAAGAATCAAGATGTAATACATTATGATATCACGCCACCAAATTATACTGAGCCATCAAAAGTAGATACTAAAGAAGAACTAATAAATTCTTTAAATACTCAAATTAATGAGTTAAAAAATACTAACAATTCATTAACTGATAAAATTAAAGAATTAGATTCACAAATATTATCTTTAAACACAAAATTAAGTGAAAAAGAGACTGATATAGAAGAATTAAATAAAAAATTGATTAATTCTACTTGCAATCATAAATTGCTTTATAAATGTGTAAAAACTGGTAAATATAAAGTACAGTTATTTGAAAACGAATCACTATATATTGAATCTAATAAATAATTATTTTATAATTTTGATATGATTAGTAAAGAAAAAAAATACAAATATTAAAAAATAAAATTAAATTTTGTGAAGAAAAAAATAATCACAAAAAGATAAAAGAAAAATTAAAAAGAGAACTGGATAAACTAGTTAATAGCTAGTATTTGGTTCTCTTTTTTTATTTGCCTAAAATTAAGTTTTAATATATTTTTAATTCTAAAAATTAGAAATTAGAGTAAAATGTATTGCAAAGAATGAAATACTGTTATACAATACATAACTAATCTGTGTTATAATAGAAATATAATAGAATGGAGGAATTAGATATGATCAGTGCATTATGTGTTGCAAAAAAAATTATTTGCAGAATGAATGAAACTGGCAAAGAAATAACTCAATTAAAATTACAAAAACTCTTGTATTTTACTGAAGCATATTATATGGTAACTTATAATAGAAGCGAGTTATTTAAAGAACAATTTTATGCTTGGACCTACGGTCCGGTATGCAAAGAAGTTTATGATGAATATAAAATGTATTTAAGTTCTCCAATCCCAGCAAGTGAATGTGAAAATCTTCCTATGTTTGAAGAAAATGTTGAAGAAAGTATAATAAAAGTTTGCAATGTTCTTGGAGATTTGACATCTTCACAGTTAATACAATTAACTCACATGCAAAACTCACCATGGTCTAAAGCAAATAGTTTTAAAAGTGAACGAATTTCTAAAAAAGATACTAGAGCGTGGTTTAATGATGTCTTTAGTAT